ATCAGCACACTACGAATAACGGTGCGATTTTCATGCCGGGTCGTAGCCATAAGGAATATGTTATGGCTGTCACAGCATTGGAAGGCGCGGGTTCAGGTGGAATGTTCAAAGAGTTCGTAGAAGGCGTGATGAAATACCTAACCTCGAATAATCAATATGAGGATTGCTCTGCAGTTTCGAAAAGTGAATCAGTTGAGGATACCAATTATTCAATTGAGGGTAAGATTCTTAAAGTTGACGAAGATCAAAAAATCATTTATGGTTGGGCTTCAGTGATTACTGAGAAGGGTGAACCGGTAGTTGACACGCAGGGGGACATCATTACTTCGGAGGAATTGGTTAAAGCGGTTAATGATTTCATGGAAGATGATCGGACCGGTAAGTTAATGCATACTGGCGACCGGGCTGGAACTATTATTCATAGCTTTCCTATTACTAATGACATTGCGAAGGCTCTTGGTTTAGACACGGACCGTGAGGGCTGGATCGTTGGGTATAAGCCTAATGATCCGAATGTTATCGAGAAAGTCAAAAGTGGTGAGTTGACTGGTTTCAGTATCGGTGGCAATGCTCAAAGGATCGAGGTCGATGGCTAAGGCCCATGTGCTAAGGAATATGAAGTTGGACGAGTTGTCTTTGGTGGATAGCCCGGCTAACAAAGCCTCGAAAATTAGCATCGTTAAACGCTTAGGCGAGGATGACATGGATAAGCGAACCCATACTGGTGACATGTCGGAAACCGAGAAGCGTCGTTTTGAGGAGTTGAAGCGACAGGGCATGTCTGAAACAGATGCGCGGGAGAAGGTGATGGCGGAACGAGCAAATAAGGGCGCGGACCCTTCCGGCGGCTCGGGCGGTGACGTGAGCACCGGCACAGGCACGGCGGAGAACACGCAGAAGGTCGATGATCTGCAAAAGCAGGTCGATTCCCTGACGTCTCAGCTGCAATCTCTGGAGAGTCAGCTGCAGACTCATGGTCTGTCCGTGTCGAAGAAAGACGATGGCACGGTTCAGATTAGCAAGGCTTCCGAAGACGAAACTATTGAAGGGCCGAATGGTACTACTATTTACAAGTCCCAAGTTGGCCCTGGTGCTTTTGAGATGATGAAGGCGCAAAATGAAGAACTCCGCAAGATGCGCGAGCGTCAGGAGCAGGAGGATCTTCGGAAGCGTGCTGATTCGGAGATTCCGAATCTAAAGGGTACGGCTGATGAGCGTGGTGCCCTTCTCAAAGCCGTGGACAACATCGCGGATGAAACCATTCGCAATAAGGTGAAAGAAACCATCAAGGCGGCCGATGGCGCTGCTAAGCATGCTTTTGCTGAAGTGGGTAAGTCCTTGGAGGATGACGAATCTTCGGCCACGGCCCGTCTCAACAAGATGGCCCAGGACCATGCTAAGGATAACAACATGCCGTTTGAGGCGGCGTTTGCTGAAGTATCCAAGGCGGGTGAGGGCAAGCGTCTGTTCGATGAATCCCGTCGCGAGAAGCGACAGGGTAACTAAGGAGAGCCAAAGACATGGCCTTCAAGGAGAATCAGGAAACTGTAACCTTTGAAGCTGGCTCGGATTTGTCGTCTAGCCAGTTTCATTTTGTCAGCCTTGCCGCTGATGGTCAGGTCGATGCGACCGGCGATGGGGCTCATGCAGATGGTGTTCTGCAGAATGACCCTAGTGCTCAAGGTCGTGCGGCTGAGGTAGCCATTTCGGGTAAGGTTCAAGTCAAATGCGGTGGCAATACCACAACTGGTGGTCCGGTAGCTTCGGATTCCAGTGGTAAAGCTGTCGATGCCACGTCTGGTGACGTGATTCTTGGTACTTTCGTTACGAGTGGTGCCAATGACGAAATCGTCACCATGCTGTTCGAACCGCGCGGCGCGGCGTAAGGGAGAAGATCAATGACGAATCCCACTAGCGGTTCGGTCCACGTAGACTCGTCGCTTACGAACATCAGCATCGCTTTTCTGCAAAACACGCAGAATTTCGTTGCGCATCGGGTATTCCCGAATGTCCCGGTCAATAAGCAATCTGATCGGTACTTTGTATTTGATCGGGGCGATTTCAACCGAGACGAAGCGACGAAGCGTGCACCGGCCACGGAGTCCAGCGGGTCTGGATATACTCTGGATAATACCCCGACGTATTTCGCAGATGTCTATGCTCACCACCACGACGTCCCTGATCAAGTTCGGGACAATGCCGATGCGGCCGTGGACCCGGAGCGTGCGGCGTCTGAGATCGTCATGCGGAAGCTCATGATCCGCCGTGAGAAGGATTGGGTTAACACCTACTTCACTGGCGGAGTGTGGGACAATGACGTTGATGGCGTGGCTTCGTCTCCCTCGTCCAATGAAACCATCCAGTGGTCGGACGATTCGGACAGCGACCCGATTGGTGACATCCGATTGGCGAAGACGGCCGTTCTGGAGAGTACGGGTTTTGAACCCAATACTTTGGTTCTTGGTCGTCCTGTTTTCGATGTTCTGGTCGATCATCCGGACATCGTGGATCGCGTCAAGTATTCCGGTGGCGTTGGCAATACGAGTCCGGCAATGGTCAATGAGCAGACCATGGCGGCTTTGCTGGGCGTCAATCGGATCTTCGTCCCTCAGGCCATCGAGAACACGGCCAACCAGGGCGCTACGGCCTCCCACAGTTTCATTGCTGGCAAGAAGGCCCTGCTCTGCTATTCGGCTCCCTCGCCAAGTCTGATGACGCCCACGGCTGGTTATACGTTTAGCTGGCAAGGCTTTCTCGGTCAGTCGAATGAGTTCGGCATTGCTACTAAGCAGTTCCGAATGGAAGAATTGGAAGCTGATCGAGTTGAGGGTCAGATGGCCTGGGATCAGAAGCTTATCAGTTCTGCTCTCGGCTACTTCTGGGACAGCATCGTGGAGTAATCCACGATTACAGGTGCCGTTGTTCCCCGATGACAATTCAAATTGTCGCAACGGCATTTAAGCGCATAACGGGAGATGAAAATGGCGAAGCGACCGTTCTCTTATCATGGCGTTTTTGATCCGAGCAAACCATTATATGTACGACGTGTATTGAAGGCTAATGGTCAAAAGTTTAATAAAGGTGATCGATTTCTGTGGCATCGCATGGCAGTCAGTAAGCGTAGAGTTAGGCAAATGTTCTATTCTGGTAAGCTGACTCATGGCAACGAAGAAAAACCTGAACAGAAGAAGCCTAATAATACCACAGTTGTGTCAACTGATACTGGCCCTGTTCAAGTCCAAAAACCAGATGAGCTTGATGATATTAATTATTTGAATGAACTACAAAAAATTGCAAAGAGCGAAGGCGCGCCTTTGGTTCAATCGAAGTCACTTCAACGGAAGAAAATTCGTGAAAACCGAGCGGAACAATCTTAATGAGTCAAATTCTTGGCGTCGCTACCAAAAATCCTGGGGAAACAATTGATTTTGCGATTAATTATAGCGATTCTTTAGAGGACGGAGAAACTATTACTAATTCGACGTGGAGTGTTCCTTCTGATTTAAATCAAGTAAGCTCTTCAATAATTGATAATAGCACCAGTGCCCAGGTCGTTTTATCTGGCGGCACTTTAAATGAAGCTTATGACGTTACAAACACCACAACCACTTCGGGTGGTTCAGTACAAAGAACTTTCGTTCGTACTATTCGAGTAGTTATTCAATTTCGTTCCAATGTGGATAGAATTAGGCTTTTAGTGGGTGATCAGGATGAAAATGATCAATTATTAGAGGACGATTCTTATGTATTTGCTTTAGATGAAGCTGGGAACAATAAATTTAGGGCTGCTGCTATAATTTGTCGGTCTATTGCTGGTAAATTTGCTCGATTGGTTAATACTGATTTTGAAGGTGTATCCAGTGATTACAGTGACCGACAAAAGCATTACAGGCAGTTAGCAAAAGAATTAGAACAACAGGCCAAGCGTCAAGGCGGTTTGGGCTCGCCCCGTGCGGGTGGAATTAGTATAGATCAAATGGATTTCGTAGAACGGGACGATGATCGTCCCGATCCGGCGTTTCGTCGTCGGCAATTTAGGAATCCGCCGAATATTGATGACATTGATGAATACAGAGGGTTTTACTACTAATGCAATTACCATTTAAGGAAGTCGATAAGAAAATTGATGGACCAGTATTTGTTGTTGGTGCTGGAACTAGTATTGGCGACTTCAATTTTGATAAAATTAGAGGCAAAGGGACTCTGATTGGGTGCAACAAATCGGCCTGGTGGTTCGACTGTCATTTATTGTTCTCTTTAGATCAGCACTTCGTAAGGATGTGCAAGAACGAAATAAGTTGGTTCATTAAGTCGGGCGGAGAAGCTTGGCTATCTCTACCAGTAAACGAAAGAAGCGATAAGTTTATTGATGGAGTGAATTATATAATTCGTGAGCGTGGCAAGGGAATCAGTAAGGATACAAGGTACACTTTCGGCTTAAATTCAGGGTATGCAGCTATTAACTTAGCCTATTTAATGGGTGCAAAATGGATCGGCCTTATTGGCCTTGACATGCAGTATGGTAAATACGGTGAAACTCACATTCATGACGGCTATTCGTGGCATAATAAGAACAGCCATCGATGGATGTGCAACATATGGTACAAGGCTTTTCGTGATATGAAGTTTCAATTAGATGAGGAGGGTGTTAAGGTAGTTAATTATGTTGGGTCGCCAGAATCAAAAATAGACGCGTTTGAGAAAAGGATGTTAGAAAAGTTATGATTATAGTAACTGGCGCTGCGAGGTCTGGGACATCATTAACTACTGCTGTTCTTGAAGTTTGTGGTGCTAAATTAGGCAAGACTAATGGCAATAAAGAAAATGTTGCTGTTAGAGATGAGGTTTTAAAGCCTTATCTTGTAAGTTTGGAGGCTGATCCGATGGGCCAGTCTCCTTTACCACTTAGAAACTCATATTTACCAGATTCGATGTTTAGAATTCGAGTAGAACATCGTTTGGATGGAGCTAATTGTTATAAGGATGCTAAAATTATTCTTTGTTCAAGGATATGGCAAGAATCGTTTCCTAACGCTAAATGGGTTTTAGTTCGCAGGGACATAGACGATATAGCTAGGTCATGTGTTAATACGCAGTTCATGAAAAGATTAAGGACTCATGAAGAATGGAAGAATTGGGCGTATGATCATCAAAAGCGGATGGATAAATTGGAAGAGGAATTAAAAGGGCAAGTCATATCGGTTTGGCCGCATAATGCGATTCATTACAATATCGATGAATTTAGGCGTATGATTGATTTTTGTAATTTGACGTGGGACGCAGACGCTGTGAGGAACATTATAAATCCCAACAAGTGGCATGCATGACTTCTATAGACCGTCAAACAATAAATAATTTAATTAGAGATCGTGGACAAGAAGTTACTTTTCGTCGTCCAGTTAGTAGTACTGGTACTTACGACCCTAGCTCTAGTTCTGTTATAGGCGGTTCTAACGATGATGAGACGGTTAAAGTAGTTTTTACTAATTACAGGGAACGAGAAGTTGATGGAACTAATGTGGAAAGGGGCGATAGAAAGGTGCTAATGTCAAATTTCAGATTAAATGGTAAGGTGCTTGGGAAGCTACCGGACTCTGGTGATCAATTCATCGGTTCCAACAGTACCGTTAATGTAATATCTGCTCAGTCTTTGATTGATGGCGGCGTTATTATTGGTTTTATCTGTCAGGTCAGGGAATAATGGTTGAAAGACTCGACGTAGCGATTAATGGATTAATTAATCGTACTGAGGAAAGAATTAATGCGGCTATGAGTCGAATTATTATCGACGTGGGCGAGACGTTAATATCTAGAACGCCAGTTCAAACTGGTAGATTAGTCAATAATTGGGTAGTTTCTTTTGATAATTCTCAAGCTCAAAGTCCAGACAATTCACCTAATCCTTCCGCTACTGACTCTTTTAATGAAATTCAATCAGCGGCTAATTTGTTCGATATTAATTTAAATATTGACACTATAAGTTTCGTTAACACAATCCCTTATGGTAAGTTCGTTGAGTTTGGCACATTTAAAATGCGTCCACGTGCGTTTGTCAGGTCTACCGCTGCTGACGCGCCTCAAATTGTTAATGCTGCTGTAAGGAGTTTCAACATTTCATGAGTA